TGTATGGTGGTGAAATGAAAAAAAAAGAAATGATGTATGGTGGTATGGCTAAAAAGAAAATGATGAAAGGTGGCAGAACTATGTATGGACATGGTGGAGAAGTAATGCCTAAAGCTAAACCTTGTTAAGATGAAAGTTAAAGCACCTAAAGGCTACCATTGGATGAAAGATGGTAAAGAATATAAATTAATGAAGCATTCTGGAAAGTTTGTTAAACATAAAGGTGCTTCACAAACTGCAAACTTTGCAATACAAAAACAACATAAAGCATAATGGCAACAACATATTTAGATTTATCAAATGAAGTATTAAGAGAATTAAATGAAATTCCTTTAACTGCATCAAACTTTGCAACTGCTATAGGTTTTCAACAGTTTGTAAAAGATTCAGTTAACAAAGCTATTTTTGATATTGCTAATGAAGAACCTGAGTTACCATTCTTTTCAGCAGGATTAAGTGGAGCAACAGACCCTTTCTATGGAAATACAACTGTAGCTTCAGTAGCTGGACAAAGATGGTATACTTTAAAATCTGGTAGTTCTAGTATAACTACTGATTTTGCAACTGTAGACTGGGATGATTTCTTTTTAACTACAGTTAATGTTAGTGGTGAAACAGCACCTTTTGTATCTAAAGGTTTAAACTTTTTAAGTTTAGCTGATTGGACTAGATACTATAGAGATGCAGAAAATAATGATGATGCAGATTCACAAAGTTATGGTGAACCAATGCACGTTATTAAATCACCAGACAATAGAAAATTTGGGTTAAGTCCAATACCTGATAAAGTTTATAATATACATTTTTATGCTTTTGCTAGACCAACTGCTTTGTCAGCTTATAGTGATGAAATAGTTTTACCAGACCAGTATAAAAATGTAATTTTAGCTAGAGTAAGATATTACGTCTGGCAATTTAAAGAAAGTCCACAACAAGCAGCTTTTGCAATGGATGCTTATAAAAAAGGAATGAGACAAATGAAAAGTGTATTATTAAATTCTACACATAGTTACATGACCGATGACAGAACATATTTTTAAGGGAGATATAAATGACAACTAAGATACCTGTAGAACTCTCAAGTACACCGGGAATTGTAGATAATAGTAATGCTACTGCAATAACTATTGATTCTAGTGAAAATGTAACTTTTAGTAGTAATGTTACACTTTCAGATGACCTTTTAATAAATGGAACTGGTACTGCCCAACTAAAAATAAATGGTGCAACTGGCAGTGAATCTATATTAAGATTTTATGATGGTGGTTCTGAAAGTTGGATGCTTCGACAAACAAATTCAGATAATGTTTTAAGCTTCAGAAGAAATTCAAATAATTATTTATCTTTAAGTGCAAGTGGTGTTGTTTCAACGGTAGGTGATGTAACTGTTGGAGGCAACTTAACTGTACAAGGTACTACAACAACTTTAAACACAGCTACCTTAGATGTAGAAGATAAAAACATAACTTTAAATGCTGGGTCAGGTGATACTTCAGGTTCTGCCAATGGTGCAGGTATTACTATTCAAGATGCAGTTGATGCAAGTACAGATGCCTCTTTAACTTGGAGAGCCTCAGACGACAAGTTTATATTTTCTCACCCGTTAAGAATGTTCGGCAACCTTGAATTACCAGACAACGTTAAATTAGCAGCAGGTGATGGTAATGATTTACAGATTTATCATGACGGAAATAACTCAAAAATTTCACATACAGGAACAGGTGGTTTATATATTGGTGCAGATACTTTTGCTTTGCAAAATGGAACGCATGATGAAAACTTTATTGTCATGGCAGACAATGGCAGCGTTCAGCTTTATTACGATAATAATTTAAAATTCTTAACATCTAGCACAGGAATTAATCTACCTGTTGATGGTGACTCAATAAAATTTGGTGCTAATAGTGAAATTATATTAACTCATGTTCATGATGTTGGTTTAAGTTTAACAGGTGCTTTAGCAATTACAGGTGATGGCAGTAATGCAACGACTTTAACTGAAAGTGGGTCGGGTGATTTTACTATAGATGCAGTAGGAGATATTACCCTTGATGCTGATGGTGGGGATATAATATTTGCAGATGGTGGAACTGAATTTGGTTCTGTAGGTAATTCAAGTGGTAGTATGTTTATTGAAGGATTACCAAGTGCAGGTAAAGTAGGTTTAACATTCTTTGGTACTAGCATTGAACCTAGAGATGAGGGAAGTGCCTCAAATGGAGCAGTTGACTTAGGTGCAACAGGTTCACGCTTTAAAGACCTTCATCTTTCAGGTGCAGCTTATACTAATGGCATAACTACAAGTTCTGGTAATTTCACTTTAGATTCAGCAGGAGAAATTATTCTTGATACTTCAGATGGTATTATAAGACTAAAAGATGATGGTACTGAATTTGGAAAAATATCACAAAACAGTAACAATTTAAGATTTTTCAGTAGTATTTCTGATGCTGATATTTTATTTCAAGGTAATGATGGTGGCTCATCTATAACTGCTCTTACTCTTGATATGTCTGATGCAGGTTCAGCAACTTTCAATAATGCTGTAAATGTTACTGGAGATTTAAAATTTAATTCTGGTTATGGTTCTTCTGTTATTGGCTATGGTGTTAGAGCTTGGGTAAATTTTAATGGTTCAGGAACAGTAGCTATTAGAGACCAAGGTAATGTTAGTAGTATTACTGACCATGGTACAGGTCAATATACTTTAAATTTTGCTACTGCTTTACCAGATACTAACTATTGTGTACTAGGTTCAGGAACTCAACAAACTAATCATCCGACTGTAGGTATTTCTGTTTCATCTGTATCAGGAGCTCAAGCTACTGGTAGTGTTCGTATAGTAAATGGAACTACAGGTGGTGCAAATTCTTCAGGTTTTACTGTAAATAGTACTATAATTTCAATAGCAATAATAAGATAATAAGGTAATAATTATGGATAAAAGAATAATATTTATAAATGAAGATAACACAATAGGCATTATAGTACCAGCTGATTGTGGTTTAACTATAGAAGAAATAGCAGCAAAAGATGTACCTACAGGATTAACTTATCATATTGTAGATAAATCAGAAATACCAACCGATAGAACTTTTAGGGAGGCATGGACATGGGAATAGTAACTAATATAACAAAAGCAAAAGCAATAGTAAAAACAAAATTAAGAGCAGATAGACAACCTTTACTTGAAGCACAAGATGTTTTATTTCAAAGAGCTTTAGAAACTTCTGCTGATACTACTGATATAGTAACTGAAAAACAAAGACTAAGAGATATTACTAATGATGTAGATGCTATGACAACAGAAGCACAATTAAAAACTAAAATAACAACACTAGAAGAATAAATTAATGGCTAGAAGTCAACCATATACCGTAGCTTGTGCAGGAGGTTTAGTAAACTCTGCAAACGCTATAGACCTGTTAAGAACTCCGGGAGTTGCTACAGACTTAAGAAACTTTGAAGTTTCTATTAAAGGTGGTTACAGAAGAATTAATGGTTATCAAAAGTTTGGTACTACTAATGCAACTCAACCAACTAGTAGCACTACAGATATTTTAGGAGTTATTCCTTACGCTGATGGTCTTGTAGTTTGTGCTGGAACTAATATTTATTTTACTCAAGATGGAATAACTTATTTACAAATAAATAGAAGTTCAGTTCATAGTAGTGGTGATAATTATAGTACTTTTACAGGTCGTAGTGTTTTAGCTAGAATTGGTCAAGGGCAAATAAGTTTTGCTTTATTTGAATCAGCTACTTCTGACTATGGTACACTAGTTATAGCTGATGGAGCAAACAAACCTTATCATTTTAGAATGGAAGGTACAGGTGCTAATGTAAACACTAGAACTTTTTTTAGTGGTGAAATAACAGTTACTGGAACTAAACATGTTAAATATGTTACTGTGCATGATAAACATTTAATTGCTTCTGGAGTCGAAGATAATTTAAATACTATATTTTATAGTAAAACTTTAGACCCAACAGATTTTTCTGGAACAGGTTCAGGTAGTATTGTTATTGAAGACCAAGTACAAGGTATTAAAAGTTTTCGTAACGAGTTAATTATATTTTGTGAGAACTCAATATTTAAATTGCAAAACATAAATAATTCAAGTACTATAGCAGTAGTACCAATAACTAAAAATGTAGGTTGTTTAAGTGGTTATAGTATTCAAGAGATTGGTGGTGACTTAATATTTTTAGCACCAGATGGATTAAGAACAGTAGCTGGTACAGCAAGAATTGGTGATGTAGAGTTAGGAACTATTAGTCAAGCTATACAACCAACTTTAACTGATTTAGCAAACGAAATAAATCTTTATACAGTTAGTAGTATTGTACTTAGAGAAAAATCTCAGTATAGATTATTCTATACAAATACTTCAGCTTCTAATTCAGTTCAACGAGGAATCATAGGTACGTTAAGACAAAATGGTTTTGAGTGGTCTGAAACTAGAGGTTTAGAAGTTACATCTATTGGTTCAGGTTTTGATAATAATGGTATAGAAAAAATATATCACGGTGATACTAATGGTTATGTTTATGAACATGATACTGGTAATGATTTTGACGGTTCAACAATCTTAGCAAGATATGAAACACCTAACTATGATTATGGTGATTTAGGAACTTTAAAAACTTTACACTACCTTAGTATTTCAGCAGCAGCAGAAGGTATTGTTGAGCCAAATATACAAGTTAGATTTGATTATGGTGATACTACTATACCACAACCAGCTGACTTATTTGATTTAGGAATTATTAATCCTCCATCAAAGTTTGGTGATGCAATATTTAATACTAATGTATTTGGTGGTGGTGATAATCCACTAATAAGAGTAGCATTACAAGGTAGTGGCTCAAGTAATAATTTTACAATAATAAGTGAAGATACAAAACCACCATACACAATTAATGGTTTTTATGTAGATTATATACCTTCGGGTAGGAGATAATAAATGGCACAGACGTATACAAGACAAAGTTCTTTCGCAGATGGCGATACTATAACAGCAGCATTATTTAATAATGAATTTAATCAATTAGTAAATGCTTTTGCATATTCTTCTAGTAGTGCTACATCTACTGGACACAGACATGATGGTACTGCTGGACAAGGTGGTAACATTCATACTATTGGTGATTTAGACTTTTTAAATAAAATAGTTATAGACAGTACTAATAATAGATGGGGCTTTTATGTTGAAGTATCTTCTTCTGCAGTAGAACAAATAAGATTACAAGACGGTGCTTTACTTCCAGTTACTGATAGTGATATAGATTTAGGAACAACTTCATTACGTTTTAAAGATACTTATACTGATTCATTAACTACTACAGGCAACGTAGCTGTAGGTGGTAACTTAACAGTAACAGGAACAACTACCTTTAATGGTGGTACAATTACAATGGGTGATGCAGCTACTGATAATGTAGTCTTTGGAGCTGATGTAGATTCTAACATTATTCCAGATGATGATGACTCTTATGACTTAGGTAGTTCTTCACAACAATGGCGAAACATATTTATTGATGGCACTGCTGAAATAGATACTCTTGCTCTTAATGGAACTACAGTAACTTCAACTGCAGCAGAACTTAATATACTTGATGGAGTAACATCAACTGCAGCAGAGTTAAATATCCTTGATGGTGTTACTGCAACTGCAGCTGAATTAAATTTACTTGACGGTAAAGCTTTTCTTGATGAAGACAACATGGCATCAAACAGTGCTACAGGTATTGCTTCTCAACAATCTATTAAAGCTTATGTAGATACTACAGTTGCTGCAACTAATGAAGTTGTAGAAGATACAAGTCCGCAACTTGGTGGCACATTAGACACTAATGGTAATCTAATACAGTTTGGTGATAGTAGTGGTACAACTGATGATAGACTTCAGTTTGGTGCTTCACAAGATTTATCCATCTATCACGATGGGTCTAATAGTTATATAAAAGATAGTGGTACTGGTGACTTAATAATAGAAGGCTCTGACAATATTTGGTTAATGAAAGCTGGTGGTAGTGAAGTTTTTCTTAATACTGTTGATGATGGAACAATACAGCTTTATCACAACAATTCCGTAAAACTAGCCACAACTTCAACAGGTATAGACGTTACAGGTGTAATAACAACTGATGGTTTAACAACAAGTGCTGACATTAATTTTGGTGATAATGATAAAGCAGTATTCGGAGCAGGTTCAGATTTAAAAATTTATCACGATGGCAGTCATTCTTACATAGCCGATAGTGGAACTGGTAGTCTTTATTTAACTGGCAGTAGTGTTATATCATTTAATAGCCCTGATTTTAGCGACACTTACGCTATTATGAATGATGATGGTGCTGTAGTTTTATATCACGATAATTCAGTAAAAATTGCTACTAGCTCAACTGGAATAGACGTAACAGGAACTCTTGATGCTTCACTTCAAGTGTTGGTTGGTACTAACGATAGTATATTTGCAGAAAATAATTTAAGGTTTAAATCTTCTGGTACTGCTTACATAGACCATAATACAGTAGATGCAGACATAGTATTCAGAACTTCTGATGCTAGTGCTTTAGATACTACAGCTTTAACTCTTGATGGTTCAGATGCAGGAACAGCAATATTTAATCATGATATAAAACTTAGCGATAATGGAAAAGCTATCTTTGGAGCAGGTTCAGATTTACAGATTTACCATGATGGTAGTAATAGCTTTATTCAAGATGCAGGTACAGGACAAATTAGAATACTTGGTGATGATGTCAGAATAATGAATGCAGCAGGAACAGAAATTTCTGCACAGTTTATACAAGATGGCGAAGCTAGATTAAAATTTGACAATGCAACTAAGTTAGCTACTAAAACAGACGGTATAGACGTTACAGGAACAGTCGTATCTGATGGTTTGACTGTTGATACAACTACTTTAGTCGTTGATGCTACAAATAATAGAGTAGGAATTGGAAATGCTAGTCCTGACGTAAGTTTAGATTTAGGTTCTAATACAGATTCAATACATGTACCTGTAGGTACTTCAGCTCAAAGACCCGGAAGTCCAGCAGCAGGTTACTTTAGATACAACTCAGAAACTGCTAGATTTGAAGGTTATACAGACCAATGGAGTTCTATAGCTGGTAGTGGTAGTGGTACTAATATGGATACCAATACCTTTACTGGTGATGGTTCTGATACTACATTCACATTAAGCAATGCTCCTGATGAAGAAAATAACTTAATGGTATTTATTGATGGTGTTTTCCAAGCTCATAATGTTTATTCAATTTCAGGAACTACATTAACTTTTGCTACAGCTCCGGCTAGTGGTAGACTTATAACTGTTTACCATTCAGTAACAACTGTAGGTGGTTCTAATAATACTATAGCTACTATGACTGGTGATGGTAGTGATACTACTTTAACTTTACCAACTGTACCAGTACATGAAAATAATGTTTCAGTTTATTTAAATGGTGTTTATCAAAGTAAATCTACTTATTCAGTAAGTGGTGCAACTCTTACTTTTAGTTCAGCACCTTCAAATGGTGTACTAGTAGAAGCAATAACTTCAACAAACACTAGTATTACTACAGCTACTCAATTAGTTGATGCTGATAGTGATACCATGATTCAAGTAGAAGAAAGCTCTGACGAAGATAAAATTAGATTTGATACTGGTGGTACTCAAAGAGCAGTTATAGATTCAACAGGATTAGACGTAACAGGTACTACAGAAACAGACGTACTAACTATTAATGGTTCAGCATTAAAATATAAAGCCTTTGGTACTTCATCAATTATGTTTGGTGATGATGCTACTGGTACTATAGATGCTGCTAACTACAATACTGGTTTAGGTGTAGATGTTTTTGCAGCTTTGACTACAGGTGACAATAACACAGCTGTAGGTGCTAATGTTCTAAACGATATTACTACTGGTTCATTAAACACAGCAATAGGAGCTTTTTCTCTTGATTCTAATACAACTGGAGATAACAATACAGCACTTGGAGCATCTGCTTTAGGACAAAATACTACAGGAGCTAGTAACACAGCAGTTGGACAAGGTGCATTAACAGCAAACACCACAGCTTCTAACAATACCGCAGTTGGTAAAAGTGCTTTAATAGCAAATACTACAGGGTCTACTAATACAGCAGTAGGTGGAAGCTCTCTAGTTAATAATACTACAGGTAGTAGAAATCAAGCTTTTGGTTATAATACTTTAAATGCTAATACTACAGGTGCTGACAACATAGCTGTGGGCGAAAACTCACTATTATCAAATACTACAGGTGCCTATAATGTAGCAATAGGTAATTATGCATTAGATGCTAATACAACTGCATCTAGTAATACAGCAATAGGTTATGGTGCTTTAACAGCAAATACCACAGGTGCTTCTAATACAGCATTAGGTACAAATTCCTTAGATGCTAACACAACAGCACACAACAATACTGCAATAGGATATGATGCTTTAACAGCAAACACCACAGGTACTGAAAATACTGCTTTAGGTTCATTAGCAGGGTCATCTATAACGACTGGTTCTGGTAATGTTGCTATAGGTAGAGAAGCTTTGTTAAACAATACAACTGCAAGTGAAAACACAGCTATTGGTAAATTAGCAATGGCTACAAACACAACAGGAGATAGTAATGTTGCTGTTGGACACGATGCACTACGTTTAAATACTACAGCTTCAAATAACACAGCAATAGGTTATGATTCACTTAGAGCAAATACTACAGGTGCTTCTAATACAGCAGTTGGTAGTGGTTCTTTACAAAGTAACACCACAGCTTCTAATAATACTGCAGTCGGAGCAGATGCTTTAGTAGCAAACACCACAGGTGCTAATAACACAGCGTTAGGTTTTTCATCTGGAGTTGGTTTAACTACAGGTTCTAACACTGTAGCAGTTGGTACTTATGCTGCTCAAAACTTAACAACAGGTTTAAATAACACAGCAGTAGGTAACGCTACTTTAGGAGCAACAGGTAGTACAGCTGTTACTGGTGCTGATAACACAGCAATTGGAAATTCAGCGTTGTTAGCAATTACCACAGGAGCAAACAATACTGCAGTAGGTTCTACAGCTCTTGATGCTAATACTACAGGTTCTGAAAATGCTGCTTTTGGTAAAGGTGCATTAGGAGCTAATACTACAGCTAATAACAATACAGCATTAGGTTGTTTTTCTTTAACAGCAAATACTACTGGTGCAAATAATACAGCAGCTGGTTTTAATGCTATGGATTCTAATACTACTGGTGCTAATAACACAGCGGTTGGTACTTTTGCATTAAAAGTTAATACCACAGGAGAGGCAAACGTTGCAATCGGTAATGATTGTATGGACAGTAATACTACTGGAACAAATAACGTAGCAATAGGTGTTGATGCATTACAAGCAAATACTACAGCGGACAGTAATGTAGCTATTGGAAGAACTGCCTTAGGTCTAAATACTACTGGAGCAAATAATGTAGCAGTTGGAGGTACAGCTTTAGATGCAAATACAACAGGTGCTGGAAACGTAGCAGTAGGTAAAGATGCTCTAACAGAAAATACTACAGCTAGTAATAATGTAGCAGTTGGAATATTTGCATTAAATAGTAATACTACTGGTACAGAAAATGTTGCAATAGGTTATCGAACTCTTCAAGACACAACACCAAATACAACAGGTAATTATAATATCGGTATTGGTTCTGATGTAAGAGGAGCAGCTGGTTCAAATGACCATCATATTATTATTGGACACGATATAGATTCTAGTGCTAATTCAGTTGCTATTGGTAAAAGTGGAAATAAAATTCAAAATAATTTTGATACTAATGCAACTTGGACAAGATTTTCTGACCAAAATTTAAAAACTAACATTAATACAACAGACTTAGGTTTAAGTTTTATTAATAAATTAAGACCCGTAACTTTTAATTGGAGAAACAGTGATGATTTTCCAGATGGTTATGAAGGTAAAGGTAAAGCTGAAATGGATACAACAACTACTTTGTATGGTATGTTAGCACAAGAAGTAAAAACAGCATTAGATGAAGTAGGTCATTCTGGATTTGGTGGATGGTCAAAAGATTCTAACGGCACAGAAAGTCTAGCACAATCTATGTTTATCTATCCATTAATCAAATCAATACAAGAACTTTCTGCAAAGTTAGAAGCAGCAGAAGCAAGAATAACAACCTTAGAAGGAGAATAAAAAATGGCAGTAACAAAAGACTTAACAAAAGCTACACCGTATGAAGATGCGAATAGTAAAGTAGCTAAGTGGGAACTTGAATACACTTACGAAAATGATAGCGAAGGCGATGCAACTTATTACAAGTCTGTATTTAATCAAGCTATTGAACAAGCATATACCGATGATAATGGTGATGCTCAAACTAACTTTACACTACAAGGTAAAGGAGATTTTTCTAAAGCTGACTTAGTAGCACTTTGTCCTGTTTCACATTGGGACACAGTGTTTGCTAGTCAAGTAGATTCAGTTATTACTAATCCAGTAGTAAGCCCTACAGCAGACGAATCTTTTAGTATACCTAGTTAATCAAAGGAGGTTCTTAGATGGAACTTTCATCTTATTTAATATGGAACGCATTTATAACTCTGGTCCTTGCACCAGTGCTATACAGTATCAGAGAAAATGCTAAAGAAGCTAAAAGGTTAGATGTGTTATTAAATAAAACTAGAGAAGAGATTGCTAGAGAGTATGTAACTAAAAATGAGTCTAGAGCAGTTATGAGAGACCTTTTAGATAGGTTAGATAAATTAGACGAAAAACTTGACAAACTCTTCGAGGCTAAGTAAAATAGGTTATGAAGAAACGTAAAGGTTATAGAGCAGGTACTAGTTCAGTACGACAAGATTATCGTGAAGGTGGTAGAGTTCAAGCTGCTAATGGTGGTATAAAAACTTTTGATGAATGGAAAACTGATTATGAAAAAGAAAATCCTGCTCCTAAAGCATTTAGAGGTAATACAAAAAATTTAGATGCATATAATGCTAAATTACCCGGATTATTTAGTGAGTATACTTCAAATATAAATAATGAATTAAATAGACAACTTGTAAAAGCAACAACAAATACAACACCAACACCAACATCAACATCAACAACAGAATCAGATACAACAATGGCAACAAATACTTCAAAAGAAACAGCTCAAGGAATAATATCAGGTGAAATTAAACCTGAACCTATAGCACCTATAGCTGAACAAAATCAATATATAACTGGAACTAAAACACCTATAGTTCCTCAAGTTTCAGGAATGGGTCAAAATACTATTACTACTCCTCCTATAGAACAAGCAGGTACTGTAGCTGATTCAGCACAAACAAGTGCTGTACCTACAATGACTCCGGGAACTATTGATGATGTTTCTTTAGTTCCAACTGCTCCTACAACAGAAGCTGCTGTAGGTGTTGTTAGTGATGAAGCTATAGCTGATACTTTACAAGTTGAAAAAGTTCCTTCTACACAAACAGCTACTGTAGAAATTCCTACAGGAGCTTTAACTGAAAGAATTACAGGTGTACTTAGTCCAGCAGCATTATCTAATGCAACTAAAATATCTGGTATAGATTTAAGAAGAGTTAGTAGAGCTAAAACTCAATTAGAAACAGCAGGTATATCTTCACAAACTATTAGTAATTTAGGTAATAACCCAGAAGCACTTGAAAATGCTTTAATGGATGTTTCAGAAGAAGAAAGAGGATTAATAGAAGGATTACCAAAAGAAGCTTTAGTTAGTACTCAAATGGATTCTTTATTAACAGGAATTGAAAGTGGTGAAATACCTACATGGGCAAGACCTGCAGTCTCTACTGTAGAACAAATGTTAGCTGATAGAGGATTAAGTGCTTCAACTGTAGGTAGAGATAATTTATTTAATGCAATTATTCAATCAGCTTTACCTATTGCTCAATCAAATGCTCAAGCTATACAAACTTCTATAAATCAAGAAAGAAGTATTGAAGCTCAAATTAATATTAAAGAAGCTGAGTTTGCTCAACAAACAGCTTTACAAAATGCTAATAATGTATTTCAATTAGATATGGCTCAGTTTAGTGCTGACCAACAAACAGCATTATCTAATAGTAAATTTTTACAAACAGTTGGTTTAACAGATGCTTCTGCTAAACAACAAGGAATTATTCAAGATGCTGCTTTGTTATCACAAGCTAATTTAACAGAAGCTAATTACAATACACAATTATCTATTCAAAATGCAAAATCATTTTTAGCTATGGATATGACTAATTTAAGTAACGAACAACAAACAATAGTATTAAATGCTCAAGCAGAACAACAAAGATTGTTGAGTAATCAAGCAGTAGAAAATGCTGCTAAACAATTTAATGCTACTAGTCAAAATCAAATAAATCAATTTACTGCTAATTTAAATGCACAAATATCACAAGCTAATATAGCACAACAAAATGCAACAAATCAATTTAATGTAGCAGCTCAAAATACAGCTAATGCTAGAAATACACAAATAGCAGCTGACATAGCTAAAGAAAATGCTAAATTAAAACAAGAAGCAGATAAATATAATGTTGAGTTATCTTTTCAAAGAGAACAATTTAATGCAAACAATGCTGCTCAAGTAGAAGCAGCTAATGTACAATGGCGAAGACAAGCTAATACAGCAGCTACAGCTGCACAAAATGCAGTTAATATGCAGAATGCACAAAATGCTTTTAATTTAACTGCTTCTGCTAATGCTTTTTTATGGCAAGAATTTAGAGACCAAGCAGACTTTGCTTTTAGAGAATCAGAAAATGCTGAGAATAGAACATCACAAATAATTTCAACAGCTTTATCAGCTGATCCCGGAAAATATGCTAATAGTGTTGATAGTTTAAAAGATTTAGTAAACTCAATAATAGGTAGTGCTGGTACAGAATATAAAGGTTTCTCTGGTGTTGGGGATGGAGTTATAGGTTACGGAGTTTAATAATTTTAATTTTTATGGTAAAAAACTTACAGGAGGTGCGACTTCAAATTTATAAAAAAAATATTTAAAAAAGTAGCTAAAGGTATTAGAAAAATCGGTAAAGGTATTAAAAAACTTTTTAGTAAAAAATGGTTTAAAGTTGCTGCTTTAATAGGCTTAGCAATCTTTACAGGCGGAGCTATGGCTGGTTATTGGGGTTCTGGTGCTACAGGTGGAGCAGCTTCAACAGCAGCTGGAGCTGGAGTAAATTCAGCAGCTTTAACAGCTGCAGCAGCTCCGGGAGCAACAGTTACTAGTGTAGCAACTTCAGCAGGTGTTTCTGCAACTGTAGCAGAAGCAGCTATAGCAGCTCAAGCAGCAGGAGTTACAAGTGCATCTTTAGGAACTGTAACAGCTTCTCAAATAGCAGCAGCTCAAGGAATAACAAGTACTCAATTAGCAACAGCAAGTGCAGAACTAGCAGCTGGTTTAACTCCAACAACAGTTGCAGGAGTAAATGCAACAGCAGCTGTTAACGCTGGTGTAACAACTTCTAGTTTAGCAGGAGCTACTACAGGTATTAGTGCTACAAGTTTAGGATTAACAGGTACAGCTGCAAAAGCTTATACAGTTGCTGGTGGCACAGGAGCTACTATGTTAGGTACTAGTGCTTTTCAATATGGTTTAAGTGAGTTACAAGACCCACCAGAAGAAAAAAAATATGGTACTATGGCTGGATTAATGCAAGAAGATAGAACTCTTGCAGGTACTCAAGGCATAGGTTATACTCCAACTCAAACACAATTTGATATTAATGCAGGTGTAACTCCTATAAGACCTTTAGAATATGGTGTAGGTGCTCAACCAATTAATATTACTCAAAAATTAGGAATAATTTAATGTCAGAAGAAAATAAATTAAAAAATGTTTTAGCAGATGCTAGTAAATTAAAATCTAATAGCTTAACTACAGCTACTATGGATGCAATTAAACTAGCAGAAGCTAATGGTCTTAGTGTGGAAGAATTAGTAGGACAGTTAGGTGTAGACCTTAATGCTCCTGAATCTAAGATTCCAGTTGATGATACTTCTGATATTGCTGATGAAGAAAAAATTAATGAGTTTATTAAGTTGCAATCTAAAGCACCTATACCCGGACAATCTTTAACTAATAGCCCAGAAAGTCCTTATCCTTGGGAAAAAGAAACACAGTTTTCTAGTCCTAAAGATGCTATTGAAGATTTATATGGTAGACTATTACAACCAGAAGCTACTGCTGCTATAGCTAAATCTTTAAAAGCTGGAGCTACAGTATCTGATATTACAACTACAATCTTATATACTGATTTTACCGAAGGTAAATATAATCCAGATGTATTAATGTTATTAATGGAACCTACTATGTATTTAGTTATGGGTATAGGTGAAAAAGCTAATATTGATTATGAGTTAGGTGAAGGAGAAGATGAAGAAAATATTAAATCAGATAGTGAAGAAACTTCTTTTCAACTAGGTAATGCTATAAATTCAATGAAACAAACAGCAACATCTAAACCTATTAGAGAAGAAACTGTACCAGAAAATTTAAGAGAAAAATTAAAAAGCGTTGAAGTACCAAGCTTACTAGAGAGGAAAATATAATGTCTGATTTTTTTAAAAATGCTCAAACAAATGAAGTAGTTAATTCTATATTAGCTAATAGAAAAAGAGAACAAGAAAGTATTACTGCTAAAGATGTAGGTATAATGATACTATCAAGTTTACCTAATTATATTGCTAATTATAATCAAGCTACAGTTGATGAAAAAAATAGACAAAAAGATGCAGTAACAAATCAATATCAAAATGTTTTTGCAGAACTTAATGAAGAGTTTGCAGCAGCAGACCCTCAAAGAAAACTTTATCAAAGATATCAAAAACCAGAAGAAAGAGAATTTTTATTAAATGAATTAGTAAATAAAAAATTAGTAAATTCTGATTTAGTGCAAAAATTAACAGCAGAAGGAATTGATTATACTAAAACTAATAGAAAAGATATTTTAAATAGTATTAATAAATGGAAAGAAAATCAAAAACAATTAGAAATATTTGCTTTAGAAAGATATGCTGAAAGTCCTTTTATTTCTACTCCTAATAAAGCTAGTTTTGGTACAAAAATAAATCAAGACTTAGTTAGAGAAATAACTAAAATTCAAGCACAACCAGATACTATTGTTGGTGATGTAGTTAATGGTCTTAAAAAATGGTGGAAAGGAACTCCAGAGTCTAAAGAGTATCCAGCAGCTGTAGAAGATGCTGAGTTAGAAGTAGCTTTACAAAAACCTTTAACTTTTTATCAACGTATAAAAGAAAAAGAAAATAATTTTAAAAATAATGTATTTAATAAATATAATTTAAAATTACCTAAAGATGGAAATATTACTAAACAGTATTACACTGATGTAGTCTTTGGTGCAAAACCAGAATTAGCTGATGAATATATAAAAGCATTTAAAAAGAAAATAACTCCTAAAACTGGTGGAGTTACAGACTCATTAGGTTTAGAATTACAATATACAAAAGAAAATAATGAATTAGGCACATTAGATTTTAATGCAAAACAATTAAACAAATTTAAAATTTATAATATTGATGGTGCTGAACAAAACTCATCACCAATAAATGTATATGCTAATGATTTTGGTAAAATAAAAAGTGTAATTAGAGCTTCTGAAGAGTATGCTCAAACTGAAAATGAAAATTTAAGATTATCAACTGAAGAAGAATTAGATGCTACAGCTCATAGACTATTAAGTCATAGATTAGGAGAAGGTGAATTTGGTAAAGAATATAAACCTTTAGAAGATTTAGTAATTAATTCTACTGGCATAGCTGCTTATCAAAATATTTCAACAGGTTTAAATAATAAAGATGATTTAACTATGACTAATATTATTAATACAGCTTATTTACAAAATGTTAGATTAGAAGGTACAAAAGCTGATACTATAATAACAAATAGTCTTAGTGAAGAATTTAATAAATCTTTAAAAGCTGGTTATGATTTTACAAAATTTAAAAATGTTCAAGAAAGAAAAGCAGACCAGTTTGAAGATGATGAGTTATTAGATGTTGGAGCTAAAGAAATTGTAACAGCAACTTTAGATAAAAAAATAAAATTAATGGAAGCAGCTCAAGAAGGTAAAGTAACAGATTTAGGTGACCAAGAAATTGTAGCTTTTGAAAGATTAAAATATTTATTAAATGATAATATTGAAAAACCAGAATCAGTTGTATTTTCTAATATGGAAAAAGCTAATGAGTCTGATATTATTAGTACTTCATTAACTAAAAAAGAAAAAATAAACTACATTAAAAACTTTGAATCTGTTTATAATCCTAACATAGTTGACCTTAATGAAATTTATAGAATAGCAAAAGTTGATGATTATGTCACAGAAGAAATTATTGAAATAAAAGATATACCTGAAGAAGTTAGAGAAGAAATAATAGAAGTTTCAAAAGGTTTAGATACTACACAAAACCTTATATTAGGTTTAAATGCTGCTGCATTAGCTCTTATGGTTGTTCCTTCACCTCAAACATATATAGCTGCTGGAATTACAAGAATAGGTGCACTTGCAGCACAAGGTTTTAGAGGAGCTAATTTAATGTTCCAAGCTAGAAAAGCTAAAATTCTTAAAGAAGTAGGAGAAAAAGCAATACAAAAAGGAGGTGGTCTTCCTAGTAAAATTTCTTATACACAAATGGGTCCAAATATAGTTAAAGAAACAGGTAGTAAAGTAATTAAAGATTTAAAACTACCTACAAGAATATTAGCAGGTGGTACAGCTATTGGTTCAGGTGCTTCTTTATTAAGTCCAGACTCTCCACTATCTGTAAATCCAAGAAGTAAAACAGAAGACGAGGAATAAATAATGCCTGATATGTTTTTTATGGATGATACATCAAGTATCTCTAATACTAAAGAATCTCAACCTTCTCATATACCTCAAAATAAAAATACAAATATTTTTAATCCTTCATTTCAACAAGGACAACAAAGAGGAACTCGTAAAAAATCTATGTCGCAACTAGCAAGAACTCCTGAGTTTAAGTTAAGAGCTGAAAGATTTTTAGAAGGTGTTGGTAGTAACGATAATGTTTTTGAATATCTTAGAGACTCTGAATATAGTTTAAGTTCAGCTATGGTTCGTTCATTTCAAACTGGTAACTGGACTGATGAGCAAAAAGAAGACTATGCATACTTAAGTAATGCTTTTCAAAATGCAGAAGTTAGAGGCTTTAAAGAACGTATGGGTTTAGCTAAAGATTTAAGTATTGATATAGTTGCTGACCCACTTAACATTATTGCTTTAATGTTTGCTCCTGTTACTGGAGGAGCTTCTACAGCAGTTGCAAAAACAGCTACAGAGACTGCTAAGTTTGGTATAAAAAAACTAATGGCTTCTAAAACAGGTAAAGCAGGAATTTATGGAGCAGCAGAAGGTTCTGTTTGGGGAGGTAGTTATGACTATTTTAATCAAGCTATTGACTATGATGTTTATGGTGATGATATAGATTGGAGTCAAGTAGCTCTTACATCTGGTTTAGGAGCAGTTTTAGGTGGAGGAGCAACTGCAGGAATAACAAAACTATCTAACTCTGAGTTTGCTAAAAATTTATTTAAGTATAGTAATGAAGATGATATTATTAAACAAACATCGGGATGGGATACTGATGGTTGGAGTAGAGCAGGACAAACACAATATGAAAATTTAAGTTCATTATCTGATAGTTCTAAAGCTGGTAAGAATCCAATTAAATTTCTTTCACAAATTATGGCAGAAAAACCTACAGCTAGATATGTAAAACTAGCAGGTTCTTCTGAAACTTTAAAAGAATTACTTCGTAGATTTAGATACGATTGGGATGTTCAATTTTTTAATAGAGGTGAAGGTGGAGTAAGAAAAGATTCTTATGGTTTAGGTGTAGCAAGAAGACAAGGTGATTATCTTTTTGATTTAAAAAAATCTTTAAAAAATTTAGATAGAACAGGTTGGTGGGGAAGACTAACAACTTCTGATAATAATCAAGTAAGAGCTTTACTTTTAAATCCAAAACTTAAAACTCTTAATGGTGAACCTATAAATGAATACGCACAACAAGCTTCTAATGATATTAGAAAACTTTTACAAAGAGTTTTTGAAGATGGTAAAGAAGAAAACTTATTTACTTTTAGTCAATTTGTAGAAAATTATTTTCCTAGAAAGTTTGCTTTTGATAAAATATCTAGTAAAGAAGGTAGACAAAAATTAATTAATTTAGTATCTCAAAAAGAATATAAACACGCTGAACCTTTAAATGATTTACCAACGGTAAAAGGAACAGTTGGTGATATGGAAGTAGAAGATATTGTTTTACCAGATGCAGTAGCAATAGATATGCAAGTGTTTGGAAAAAACTTTATTGAAGAAGCTAAAAAAGAATTAAGAATATTTAGTGATGATATTTCTGATGAAGTAATGCAAAATAGAATCTTACCAGAAGCTAGAAGATTAAAAGCTACAGATATTGTTGATAATATGATTGAGTATAAATACACTCCATTTGATACAGCATATGAAACAGGTACTGGTGGTTATGGATTTTTAAAACACAGAGTCTTTGATAATATTCCTGATAGAGAATTAGTTGAATTTATGGATAATAATGTTGAAGATGTTTTATCTGATTATCTTGTTAGTGCTGCTCAGACTATTGAAAGAACTAAAAAATTTGGTCGTACTGCACAAGATTTTAATGAAAGATTTTTACTTCCTATTGAAAAAGAATTAATGGATGCTGGTATGGATAGAGCAGATGCTTTTGCAATTAGAGAAAATCTTAAAGTAATGCATAATAAAGTTACTGGTTTAGATAACGGTACTGGACTATTAGATGGTAAAACATTTAAAAGTCAAACAGGACAAAACTTTTCTACATGGGGAAGACTTTCTCAACAAATGGCTCACTTACCTTTTGCTACAATTTCCAGTTTAACTGAACCATTAATTTTAATATCAAGAACAGGAGTTAAAGATACTCCTTTTGTTATAAAAGATATAGTTAAATCTTTAGGTAAAGAAACTTATAAAACTTTAAATAAAGCTGCTAGAGCTTCTTATAGAGTTACTACTGGTAAAACTACAAAAGGTTTAAAAGATGTTGATGATGATACATGGGCAGAAATATATAAAACAGGATTAGCTTTAGAACAATCTGTAATGGAAAGATTAGAAAGTTTAACTGGTGAAGCATTAGAAGGTAGTGTAGCTAGAAGATTATCACAAGGATTCTTTCAAGCTAATTTATTACAACAATGGACTACTGCTGTACAGTTAGCTTCGTTTACTACTGGTAAGCGAATGATTAAAGAAAATGCTAGAAAGTTACATTTAAATAAAACTGAAGGTAAATCTTTAAGTATGTTTGGTATGAATGACAAGCGAACTAAAAAATACTTAACTGACCAACTTAATGAATTAGGAGTTGATGATAAAGATGCAACTACTTGGTATCAAAAATATTATAAAGATGGTAAGTTTAATGATGAACTAGCTAAAGAAGATGATTTTTATACTCAACAATATATTCCAGCAGCTAATAGATTTACTAAAGAAGTTATTTTAAATCCAAGTGTCGCTGAAGCTAATAGACCTTTATGGTTTTCTAGCCCAGCAGGACAATTATTAGTTCAGTTTGCTGGATATCCTACTGTATTTAATAATACTGTATTAAAAAGATTTGTTAATGAAATGGATAAACCAGAAATTGTAGCTCCTAAAGTATTAGCTGCTTCTATGTTAATGACTGCTACTGCTGTACTTACTAATACAATTCGTAGTGATGCTAAAAACTTTGAAGACTTAGAAACTTTAAAACCCGGAGAATTATTTGATTCAGATAATTTTGAAGATAACAGAGAAATAGTACTAGATGCTGTACAAAGATGGGGAGGTTTAGGTATAGGTGATTATGGTAGAAGATGGTATGAAAATTATAAAATTGGTGGTGGTGATTTAGGTGTTGCTTTAAAAACTCCAACTGGTCCTTTAGCTCAAGATGTAATAGATATGCTTTTATATAGAAAAGGTATCGGAGAAATGGCTGCTAGTAATTTACCATTTGTAGGATTAACTTCAGCTATACCAGAAGATTCAGAGCTAGGTGCTATATCTTTTAAAAATATTAAAAGAAAAGGTAGAGAACTAGACAAATCACGAAAAGAATTTTTATCTAAATATATTTTAAATGAACAAAGAATAAACTATGATAAAGGTGGTTTAGTTACAGATGTTCCTCAAGTACCTCAAGAGCCTGATGAAAGAATAGATAAGATGACAGGTGTGCCTTATGATGAACAAGCAGGTAGCATTATGAAAGATGAAGAAGAAAGAGTGCTTGTTAATAATGGTGGATTATTAGATAAATTAAGAGCTAGAAAACAAATGAATGCTGGTGGTCTTGCTAGTGACGAGTTTGACATGAATAACTTTTTAGAACATTTAAAAGCCAGAGAAGGTTTAAGAGATGAAGTATATTTAGATACATTAGATAAACCAACCGGAGGAGTTGGTCACTTACTCACTAGTGAAGAACGAAAAAAATATAAAGTTGGTGATAAAATAGAACAAGATATTATAAATAGTTGGTTAAAAACAGATTCAGAAAAAGCCATTAAAGCTGCAAGACAACAAGCAAAAGAATATGGTATTTCTAGTGGTAAATTTATAGAAGCTTTAGGGAGTGTTAATTTTCAATTAGGTGTAAACTGGGAAAATAAATTCCCTAGTGCTGTTAAAGCTTTAAAAGAAAAAAATTATCAAGAAGCAATAAAACAAATAAGCACAGGTAGTGCAGAAGGTGGTGAATCTAAATGGAAAGCACAAACTCCTACCAGAGTTGAAGACTTTGTAAATGCTATAAATAAATTAGAAGTTATAAATACTACACGATGATACTATACAGAGAAAAAGATTTAGACGAAGCATATAGACTTGATTGTAAATCAAGAACTAAAAAGAATATGCCTTGGGTTATGCGAGAAGAATTTAGAAGTATATACGAACAACTTGTA